AGTGGTTTTACCTGTATATCTAAAAACCTCAGAGCCGACTAAAATAACACCTGCACTTACAAATTGTCCAGTATCTACCGCTGATACAGTAGTTGAGTTGACTGCATCGATTGAATTTATAGTCAAAGTAGCCCCCGTACCTCCTTCGATTGTAACAATATCTCCTACCTTGTAACCACTCCCTGCTGAGTCACCTATAGCGACACCTGTAACAACACCTGTAGAAACAGTGATATTTACTGTAAGTCCAGTCCCACTTCCACCAGTAGTAGACACATTAGAAGCAGACGGATAGCCGCTTCCACCAGTGGTAATACTGACGGTTGCTGCTCCGCCAGTAATAGTAGTAGAAGCGCTGCTGGTTTGACTTATACCTATATTACTGTCTGTTGATACTATTGTACATTTTTCACCAGCCTTGGCTTGCCTCATGCTAGTAATCTTCAATTTCCCAGTGCCATAGTCAGCATTAGCACTGGCTAAAAATTCATTATGGACAGCCACATTACTACTACTACCTGCTAACTGATAGTTACTGACAAAATCAACGGATGCTTTACTTACTCTATCTTCTTTGTTAATAAGGTCGGCTAAACTCTGTGCGGTTGTCGTAGCATCAAAGTCAGCCTCCCATTGAGTTGTTGAAGCAGGGTTTTGAGAAGCAGTCAAAGTAGCAGCAGTCCCATTGCCCGGTGACAGTACTATAGAGCCACTAAGTGCTCTAACATCATCAGGTAATGTTATACGAGCCTCTGCTCCACATATCTCTCTATAATCGTCACCTTGCCATAATTCAATCCTCAACATTTGTTGAACATTCCTAAACAACAAGGGCGCAGTTCCTACATAATCTGTATAATATCTACGCCTGTAAGGTTTGTAAGTATCAAAGTTGATGTATTCGGCTGAGGCCAGATAAGGTCTCCAAGCATTGTGAGTATAGTTATCTATACGGTCTTGGACTTCTTTGATTCTGTGCTCTACAATCGCTCTTGTCATTCCACGAGTTTTACCATTAGTAAATGAAGCAGTATTCTGGACATAAGCATTGTCTGCTGTTTCATAAAGGCCGGGATTTATAGACGATACTCCATCTTCATCTACTGTGAATGTAAGTTTTACACCACTAGTTGTTGAGGTTATCACTGTAATTGTGACCTGTTGCCCCATTGGGTCAGCGTCACTGTAAATAAGTATTTTATCTCCAACTGAAAATCCAGTGTTCCTGTAGTCTCCTCCTGTAACAAACACTGCGTTTGCTTCTGCGTTAGCAGACATTAATACCGCTTCACTTGGTCCTATCCCTAGTATATCAGCGACTTTCTGAGCACTAGTATATACAATTGCATCGGGGTCAAGAGGTCGAGTCTCTGGTTCTCCGGGTGAAAATACTACTGGCATATCGCTCCCCTCAGTACATCGATGAAAGGCTTATGAATTAACCTTGTCGCTTATCACTCTCTGGTCGATAAATTAAAATCGACTTTCTTACCACATGTTCTACACTTGTCAACCCAACAAAAGTAAAGCATACCACAGTGTTTACATCTAGTACCTGAACCAATGTTGAGAACATCCCCTGCATTCTTGTTACGATTGCGTTGTTTCATAGTAAACCCAGCAAGTGGGTTATCTTCATCAGTTCTAATCGATGCACCGTAAGACTCATTCAATCTGATGCCACGCTTCTGTAAGCGCTCTATATCATCTAATCCGAGGTTGTTGTTAGACTGCATCCTTATCCCGTTCACGCCTTGTAAATGATTACCAAATAAGCGTTTCCTAAGACATTGAGCATTTCTAAGCCAACAATGGTATCGGCAGTATCAGCGTCAGTCACCGCATCAAAACCTGCATCTATTGCAGTTTGTATTGCAGTAGCGCTCGAAAAGTCACCCGGTGGTAAAGGACCTATCACCTTAGACTTTAGGGCCGCTAAGTTAGCACTCCCCATAATTAGTCACCTCAAGAACGACGACCAATTGCTAAAAATGTACCTGCTTTTGTAGTTTGAGTTGCATACGCAGGGGACACTGTTATAGTAGTCCCACTAACAGTAGCACTATCGAATGCTTGATGTATTCTAGCCGTATAAGATGAGCCACCTGCAACATCTACATCTTGATGATTCGCAACATTTGGTGCGCTAGGATTTAGTATATATGCGTCAATTGATGCAAGTTGAGAGGATAAATCTATAGTAGTATCTCCCGCTTCATAACTTCCTGTAATTATCATTCTATCTCCGAATACTGTCGGTCTTGGGTCTATTGTTACTGCCATTATTGTTCATCTCCTGTTGTTTTGTCCATCTTATCGTCGTATATAGTTTCTTCTACTACTTTAGGTTCAGGAACGGCTTCCTCAACCACTGGCTCTGGTGCCGGTGGATTGAGGGTAGCCTTTACCTTGTCCAAAAGTTTACCTTTGGTAGCGTAGCCTGTTACAGTTACTCCCTTATCTTTTAACCATGTAGTAATGTCTTTCTTAGTCCAACCAGAATCAGGTAGTCCGTCATTTCCAGCGTCTTTAGTAACGCCTTCATCACCTTCTATGAGTAGGTTCTTAGGACCTTTTTGTATTGCCCATTGTCTGTATTTATCCAGCCACTCTTGGGAAACCTCTCTAACTTGACCACGATACATTTCTGTATCGTCTCGCAATTTGAGATAAGGGTTAGAACCTATGTAGGTTATCTTAGGCAAGTTTCCTCACCTCAGTTATACATTACTAGAACGCTGGTTGTGTTTGCTGAACCACTAAGATATTGTAGAGTAATAGTTAGACTTGAAACACTTGCACCTACTGATACTGCGGCTGTGCCTGTATCGGTTGTAAATGCGCCTAGAATAGATGTAATTCCACCTGCTAGGACAATTGTTTCACCATCTGCTCCACCTGTGACATTGATTAATGCCATCTTAGGTGCTGGGTCATATCCGTTTGCTCCATCGCTGTTAGAAGCGTTGAAGGTACCCGGACCTCCGCCCGGATAACTTACATCTGCTGCTCCATCAAGCCATTCAGTGGTTCCTTGTGAACCTGCTCTTAATTCCCATGCTCCAACGATTGTTGCTGTTGCTGTTCCTGCTCCTAATGTTAGTTCTTCTGCCATATTTAATCATCTCCTATATTTTTTCTCCATTATTCTCCTTACTGTAAGTCACGGATTGAACCTTGACCTCCAAAGAAAGTTGTCCATATTTCACCCATGGTTCGATAAAGCCCTTCCTGTCCAAGTCTGTTAATGGCGAATGGGTCTCCAGTTTCGATACCAGATTCAAAGTATTGTGTAGGCTTAGCAGTGCTGTAGTATAAGTAGTCAGTGTCTAGCATGTAAATTCTGCTGATACCATCGGCTTCTACATCCTTAGATGGAATAATTGGGACTCCATTGTAAGTTGCTACAATGAAACCTGCTTCCATACCGGGGACACCCTTAACACCGTTGTAAGTTGGTACAACACGCTTTTCTTCCATGAACCTTTGTTGGCTTTGTAGAAGTTGTTGAAGCCTCATCAAAGTGTCATATCCAGTTAGAATAACCTTTGGATTGCCACCTCTCTGCCAAATCTTTCTGAATAATTCATCAAAGTGGTCGAGAGATAGAGTTCTGTTGGTAGGGGTACCAGAAAGACCGTTAACTGACATTTCAGCGTTAGCCCATGAAGCGTTAGTCTCACGGTTTATTGAATAAATATCTAAGTCAGTTGCTGCACTGATGTGACCCGTTCCATCTGCAATTGCACTTGTGCTGGTAGTTAAACTTGCAGCGTGACCGGCGGTAACACGGTCAAGTGACTCAATATCATTACCTGCTGGGTTGTCAGTGTCTCTAAGTAGCATACCGTTAATCATCTCTGCGTGGTGCTTACCCATTTCTTCTTTCAATACTGAGCGAATGTCACCTAGACCATCATCTTTATCGTTTAGGAAAATTGCTACCTCAGACATATCGAATGAGTGAGCGACGGTCTTTGGCTTCGCTGCAACATTTTGGAAAGTTGGTTTTTGAGTTTCCGGTAGAGTACCGTTCTCTGCAATTCCTCCGCCAATTGTGTCAGAAGGCTTAGCGGTTACAACACGCCATCCACTTCTGTCCCAAGGTTTCTTAGGTAGAATAGAGAATGCGTTGAACTCTTGGTTCAACTGGCTCCATACTTTTCTACCGTATATTGCTTGGTATGTTCCCGCTGTAGTGGAAAGCATAGGTGCGTCAGCCTTCAATAGTTCTGAACCACTGTAGGAATACCCCATGCTTTGCCCAGCGCCATAATAATAGCGCTCCATATCATTTACTGTTCTCATATAATTTCGTGCCATATTTTTCATCTCCATTAATTATTATTCATATTTGGTTTATTGCCAAACGCTCC